TTCAGCTTGACTAAATACATCTTTACTATCAATTTGACCTATTTCCTCTACTTTATATTTAAACCAACTACCTTGATCATTTTCAGCTTGAACGGTAGAAAGATTAAATTTATATAGAAAACTAGGTGGATCAATAGTTTGACCTTTCACATTAATCTTTTTCATTTTAAGAAGTGTATTCCACTTTCTTGAAACTGAAAGATTACTAGAAGTCATATTTAATACAGCAGGTTCATATGTACCATCTTCTTTTTGAAGAAGCACAAAATGTTCTGCAGTATCAACTATTTGATTATCACCTAATAAAGATTTCCTAGTTTTAGGATCAGTTTTAGTATTAGCAGGTTTCATATCATGAACTGCTACTAATCCGCCACCTTTCTCTCTAGGAACCCACTCTACGTAGGTTTTTCTATATCCACAAGGAATAACTTCAAGACTGCTACTATATAAAGTATTAGTAACCGTATTAAAGATCATACCTTCTTCAGCTCCCTCAATATACTTTTCATCTTTTTTCTTTCTTTGAGGTGAACCAGACTGAACGATAGCTAGTCTAGGAATTGTAATATCATCATTAGTGACATTCTGTAATCCTTTACCAGCATTTTTCAGAATTAAGTCAGCATTAATGTTACCTACTAGAGATCCATTACTTGCTGGCTTTTTTACTACTTGCTTTGTCTCAGCCATTTTTTATTTCTCCTTTCCGAGTTTTACTTTTGCTATACTGGCTTCGTATACACTAAAGTATTCTTCAGGTAATGTTTCACCCAAAGAATATCTTTCTTTAGCAAAAGCTTTTAATGTACCAGGATGCACGGTTGACTTTTCTTCATATGGGATATTCTTAAAATTTTTATTAAGAAGTCCTATAAGTTTATCAGCTTCATCGTACTCTCCTTTTGCAAAACTAACTTTAACATCATGTTTAATTAGTTCCGCATGACCATTTTCTTCTAACCATTTAAGAGCACCTGCTCTTTTATCATCTGGTATAGAACAAAATAGTTCATCTTTAACTACGACTTGACTTCCATCTGCAAGATCAAATCTAGTCATATTATTACACGCTGCCATAGCATCGGGTAATTCTTTTTCTTCTATTTCTCGAATTTCAGATTTTAAGACTTTTAATCTTTCTTCCTCTTTTTCAAGAACTTTCTTTTTTTCTATTAACTTATTACCAATTGCTGTAACTATTTCTAGTCCACCTTTTGGTAATGTTTTCTTTTTCTTATGCTTTTCTACTGCGTCAAATATCCATTTATCCGACATAGTCATCATTCTCCTTTCTGTTATTATAAATATCTATCTCAACTGGATAGTAAGCTCTATGCTCTCTATCCCATTTGAGTATTTTTAGTCTACCATTATTTATATCAGATGCAACTATTGAAGCAATTGCAATAGCCACAGGGTCACCCATTGCGAGTAAAAAATCAGAATCACTAAAGTCTTTTAGTTTCTGTTTCATTAAACGTACAACAGGATCAGACGAAAAAGTTATTTGCTTATACGGTCTTAATAAAGCTATTAACTCACCGTATCGACCGGCTGCAAGAACATTTACATTTGGATTCTCTTGCACTATAAACACTTTCGCCATTTCTTCTCCTTTCTATTTTTGATTTACTTTAGAATTAAAAAGTTTATATTTTAAAAAATTAAATTAGAAAACAGAAAGTTTTATATGCAAGTACAATTTGTTGATGAAAAAGATTTTTTAGAATATAAGTTTAAAACTAAACCATATAAACATCAGTTTGATGCTTTTATGATTAGTAAAGATAAAGAGAGTTATGCTCTTTTTATGGAACAAGGAACTGGTAAATCTAAAGTTATAATAGATAATATCGCTTATCTATTTCGTAAAGGTAAAATTGATACTGTTGTAATAGCAGCGCCTAAAGGTGTCTATCGTAACTGGATAGCTTCTGAATATGAAACTCATATGCCAGATGATGTTAGAGAATTTACACGACTTCAAGTATGGTCACCTAACGAAACTAAAAGTAATATAGAAGAATTAGTAGAATTTTTAAAAGAGAGTAATAAGTTAAGATTTTTTGTAATTAATATAGAAGCTCTATCTACAGAGAAAGGAAAAAATTATGTTCATAGATTATTAAATACTGGAAAAGCTTTTTTTGTAATAGATGAAAGTTCTAATATAAAAAATAGAAAAGCAAGAAGAACTAAAGCTTGCCATAAAATATATAAATTAGCAAAGTATAGAAGAATATTAACTGGAACTCCAGTGACCCAAGGTCCTTTAGACTTATGGGCTCAAATGCATTTTTTAGATCCATATATATTACAAAATAGTTTTTTTGCATATCGTAATACTTTTTGTGTAATTAGAAGAAGAAGATTATCTACTCATACGTTTGACGAAGTTGTAGGTTATCAACGATTAGAAGAACTTCAAGAATTATTAAAGCCATATAGTTTTAGAGTTACTAAAGATGAATGTTTAGATTTACCTCCTAAAGTAAAATTAATAAGACATATAGAAATGACTCCAGAACAAAAGAGAATGTACGTGACTTTAAAAAAGAGAGCTATATTAGAGCTTGAACGTGAAAAGATAGTGTCTGAGCCTCTTATAATAACACGAATTTTAAGATTACAGCAGATATTATGTGGTTTTATTAAACATGATGATGGAACTGAAGCAGTAATAGAAGGCGAAAATCCTCGTATACAAGAACTATTAGATGTTATTGAAGAGACACAAGGTAATATAATTATATGGGCTACTTATAGAAATTCAATTAAATTGATCCGTGATTCATTAGCTAAAGTATATGGAGCTAGTAAAGTTGCAACTTTTTTTGGTGATACTGAATCTGAAGAAAGACAAGAAATAGTTAAAAACTTTCAAAGTGGAGAAATAAGATTTTTCGTAGGTCAACCTAGAACAGGTGGTTATGGTATAACATTAACTAATGCTAAGACTGTAATTTATTTTAATAATACATATGATATGGAAGTAAGACTTCAATCTGAAGATAGAGCACATAGAATAGGTCAAAAAGATAAAGTTACTTATATAGACTTCGTGTGTCCTAATACCTTAGATGAAAAGATTATTCAAGTATTAAATAATAAGAAAAAATTAGCTGACGAAATAACTGGAGATAAGTGGAAGCAATTATTTGCTTAATTCTTAATTTCTTTAATACGTTTAACTCCGTGCTTATCTACTTCTACAATAGCTTCAATTTGTTTACATTCCATTCGCAAAGTATTTGATGTACCATCACGTTCTACTTTACGTTTTTGTTCTAAACATTCCGCAAGATTAGCTTTAGGAGAATAGTTTTCTAATTTTCCATTAAGAAACATTAATAAAGCAAATATTATTTCACCCATTACTTACCTCGTAATGTATCTAATTCTTTCTCTAGTTTATCTATTTTCTTTTCTAGTTGTGCTATCAATACTTTCGTATGTACGTTTTCTTCTAATTGCTTAGAGTGCTTGTCTATAGATTTAGCTTGATACTCAATTAACATATACATTTCTTGATTCTTAGGAGTTTGTTCAGCCTTCTTTAATAAATCTTGTGCCATTAGTTTTTCATTAGTTTCAAGTCTATTAAGTCTTTCCACTATTCCAAAATAAGTCCATACCGCTACAACAATAGCAGACACAATAGCCACTATATTTTTAATAGGTAATGCTACACTTGTTTGATCACTTAATTTAAATTCACTACTCATAGTTATTCTTTAGGTTTATTTGCCATAGTTCTAGCAACTGATTCCGCTGATCGTCCTACTACATAACCTCCTAAACCTATTTGGAGTAAAGTCCAAACGTCACCTGGAAGATCAATAGTAATAGCAGCACCAAAGAAGAATTTAACTATTGGACCAAATATATAATTCCATACTAAAATAAATATAAGTACATACATAAGTAATGGTCTCCATGACGATGCAAACCAACCTGCTTTAGCTTCAGCCTCTATAATTTTAGCAGCCGCTTGTAATTCTTGTGTATTAGATTGTAATAGTTGTGTTTGTAAATCAGCTTTTAATTTAGCTTGTAAGTCTTTATCTTCAACTGATTTTTCAATTGTATTAAATAATATTTTAGCTAGTGGTGCTACTGCATTTAACATTGGTAACATTATGCACAACTCCTTATTATATTTGCTAATTCTTCACAACGTTTTGGTGTTTGTTTGTGCCAATTAGAATCAATCATTTGATTTGCCGCTTCATTATAATTTTGATTATTTAAAGCTTCAAAAAACTTTTTAAATTTACTTACTCCAGTTTTTCCTAATTGAAATACCATTTCTATTATAACTCCTTTTACTGTAGCTAAAACTAAATTTAATTGAGAAGTTAATTCATTAGCTCCTTCTACAGCTTTATTAAAATCTTGATTAAATACTTCTTCTAATTCTTCTATACTATATTCTACGCCTTCTTG